TGCCTTAGAGATTTGGAGGTTAAATGAAAAACTACGAAAAGGAAATAAGAAAGTTATTAGACGATGATATGTATGGTGAGAATAGCCGTAAAAGAGTAGTTGATGGATTTTTATCCCTCATCCAAGAAGAAAGGCAGGGGGCGGTAGTTCAGTTTGTAGACTGGTTAGATATCGGTGCTGATGATGTTGATAGAAAAGACTTAAAAGGTTGGGTAAATGATCTTATGAAGTATTACTTTAAATCCTTAGAAGATAAAGATAAGGAGTCTAATGTTAAATAAAATATGGCATTGGGTACAGCATAGACTAAGAATACCCCATTGGGATAATTTGGAATATAGAGGAACACCAATGATTGATGATGATGTTATAGGAGAGACTTATACCTTCTTTAATGGTTCTACTATTACATTTTGTAATGTACCTGATGAGTTAGGAGGTAAGGATGAAAGATAAAATAATTGGTATTTGGCTTGTTGTATTCGTACAGATAGTTATGGTGTTGTTGTTCTTTGCACTGAAAGGATAAATAAATGGAAAAAGAACTGTTTGAAAAACTGGCTTATGGTTTAGATAGTGAAATGTTCCAGATACTAAAGGAATGGATAAAACTACGGGATGAGAGATTAATTAAGTTTACTTTGGAAGAACCCAAACCTACAGACGAGGTATATGGAATAGAGATCACGGACAAGGATAGGAAAGAGCAGAACATTGTTACGAGGAGAGGAAATGAACTGGAGTAACCTAAAGAAAAATAAATGCCCGCAATGCAGTAAGGACTTTGTGCGTTCGGGTACCTACGAGAACGGAAAAGTAATGTGTGCATGTGGCTTTCAAATAGGTGAAAAGAAAATGAAAATGATTGTCGGAGACAGAATTAAAAAGAAAGAGAGGTTGCCTGCAATTCCGCCCAACGATTACGAGGGTACTATTGCAGATTGGACTACTGCTCTAGTCAGTAGAGGCATTATGACAGAGGACGACTTCTACGGGGATTTTTGGCTAGATCCAGAGGAGTATGACGAAATTTTGACGGAATGCGAAAAATAATGAAAATCTATAAATTAACACAAGTCCAAAAGGACAAACAGACATACAGGGTTCCGTCTACTTCACAGGTTGGTGTCTATTATTCAATAGATAGACTCCACACCACGGCTGACACCTTCGTTTATAGGTGTCAATGTATTGGCTACATGACTCACGCAGCTAAGGACAAACTATTCGAGTGTAAACACATACGTGCCGTGCGTGAGTTTGAGTTGGAAAACCCAGAAAAGGAAAGTTGAGAGATTTATAAATTTAAGAAAGGTTAATTATGACAGATAACAGGGAAGAACTGCAGAATCTGTATAAACTTATTTATCAGTTCCTGAATCTAGGAATGATGCCTTCTGCTGAGAGATTGCGGGGAAAGCTAGCGGAAGTAATGAAAGGAGTAACTTATGCCACACAGAACAGTAAAGACTGACAAGCATCTTCAAGGGGCATTCCATCCACGAGAATCGAAGGCACCCAGTAGACTCGAATGGTTTCTTTTGGGTTGTGCTTGGACTGGTTTGATTTGGGCAATAGTTATAACCTTTTATTAATATGTCTTTTGACGAACATTACAACGGAATAGTATGGCTGATGAAGTTAGAGAGGGAGCAGATCAAGATTGTGAAGTGGATTGTAAAACAGGTATATTCTAAGGGTTTTTGGGATGGGGTTAGCAAGTACGAAATCAAGGATATTGCCAACGGATTTACCCACGAAGTTATGAAGGCGGGAGTTGTTACATTAGTCAACACGGAAGACACAGACAAAGCCAAATCGATTCATCTAACAAAAGTCAAAGAGTTAGTAGAAAACATAGAGAAACAGGTATATTCTAAGGGTTTTTGGGGTGGGGATAGCAAGTACGACTTCAAGGGTGTTGCCAACGGATTTACCCACGAAGTTATGAAGGCGGGAGAGGGTGAGTAGGACTAAGGTTTGGCTGGATAGAATCTTGTCTATCTAGAGTTTTACTCACCTATTCTAATGACAAAAAGGGCTTGACAAAGTATAAGAAAAGATTATCATTATTGTTGAAAGGCGGTGATATTTAATGAATAAATATACGGTTAGATCCAATATTCAAGTTGTTACATTAGTCAACACGGAAGACACAGACAAAGCCAAATCGATTCATCTAACAAAAGTCAAAGAGTTAGTAGAAAACATAGAGAAACTGCATCACAGTATTAAATTAGACGTAGATCAGTACCCTATGGTTACTGAACTGCCAGAGGAGACACGAAATGCCTGATACAAAGATTCCAGAAATGGACAAAATTAAAAGTCAACCTAACCCCGCTCTTTTTGATGAGTTAAAGAAATCTCTGAAAGAAGTTTACGGGGAAAATTGTGTAGAGAGAACAAAAAAGGAAGTAACTCGCAAGGGTTATGATACGACTGGTTACGGATATCAATTTGTAGTAAACCGATTAAACGAAGTTCTTCCCAAGTTCGGTTTACATTGGACAACTCAAGATGAGATTAAAATGTTAAAGGAATATCCGAGCAAGAGCGGACAGATATATTACGAGTATGCAGGGAGGCTCTCGCTTCTATTTCTTGACGACAATAGGCAGGTTGTGGATGCGAGGCATTGTTACGGGGGACATCAAAGTTCCACCCACGCTGATGCCATGAAGGGTGCTTACACAAACGCTTTCAAGAAAACCGCTGCATTATTCGGAGTAGGGGCTGATGCCTACGAGGGTACGATTGACGAGGATTACCGCCCTGTTGAAGAGCCAGCAGTTGATCCTGTCGTTAGTGCGACTATGCCTCAGATAACGGGAGCAGAGTTAAAAGAGGTTGAAAAGGAAATTACTGCGATAGCGGGCATAACCAACAAAGCGGAAGCCGAAAGTGTAGATAGAATGGTTACTGCTTTAGTAGGCAAGGTTGGCGGAAAGCAAATAGCCTACCTGAGAAAACTGCTAGAGAGCAAGAAAAAGGATTTGTAATGCGGGAATACCAGAGCGTCAGTTCCTTGAAGAAGTTTGAGGAATGCCCAAGATGCTATTGGTTGAGCTATGTTGCGGGGTTGGGTGAGGATTCCAGCCCTGCACAAGCTTTGGGTTTGGAAGTTCACGAGGCAATCAAAAACTATCATCTCAAACAGCCCAAGGTGGAACTTTCCGAGGAAGCCGAGAAGTTGGTGAGGGTATATGTTGAAAACGTGCCTGCGGACTGCCTGGACGTGGCAGAGAAAGAGTTTATAGTACCCATAGAGAACATAGCGACGGGGGAATTCTTGCCGAATTTTAATACAAAATTAAGGGGCTTTTTTGACGGAATAGACACTAAAGGAGGGTGGATCCACGAGCATAAGACATCAAGTAATTATTGGGTTTACGCTGATGTGGCAACGAATATACAGGCTACGGCATACGCTTACGCCTACTTTCAAATCTACGGAAAACTGCCAGAGGGCATCAGATTTTCTGTTCTAAAAAAGAACAAAATTGCCTGTAAATACCAGTCATTGGAGACTTACAGGACGTTCGAGGATTTGGTTTGGTTCTATTATTGGGTTAAGAAAATCATTGAGGAAATAGAGGTAAGTGAGTTTGCCCCTAAACAAACGAGGTTTAACTCCCATCACAGAATGTGTCCATATTCTGGTTGCTGAACGTAGCGTTCAAAAGGGGCTTTTTATTTGCAGTAAAGGGATTATAATTGATTAAAGTTCGGGCTGACAGATTGCTCCACCAGCCCGTGAAAGGTTAATTTCATGACTAAGATAACACGAAAATCTCAAAATCTCAATAATTTAACAAGAAAGGATTCTGCCTATGTCGCAAAAGCGAATGTTTTCCAAAGATGTAGTTAGGACGGATAGTTTTTTAGATATGTCGCTGTCGGCTCAAGCATTATATTTTCAACTGTGTATGGATGCTGACGTTAAGGGCTTTGTTTACCCTCGCGTGGTGATGAGAATGTTGGGTTCTACCGCCGACGACTTGAATGCCCTGGTTGGTAGGGGCTTTGCTATTCCCTTTGAAAGTGGCGTTATAGTTATCACTCACTGGAAGATCAACAATAATCTGAGGTTGGACAGGGAAGCACTGTCTCAGTTTGTTGAAGAAGAGAAGTTGCTATTAAGTACAGAAACAGGAGTATACCAACTGATAGACAACTCCAGGAGTACTCCGGGAGTACTCCCGCGTAGGATAGGTAAGGATAGGATAGGTAAGGATAGGATAGGAGAGGGAGAGGAACACGCACCCCTAAAAGAAAATAAATTCAGTAAACGGGAGGATATTACAGACTCCGTTGTGGAAGAACTGGCTCGGAAGTACGAAGTACCTGTGGATTTTGTCGTTAATTGTTGGGACTCGGCTCAAAACTGGCTGGACTGTAATGGCAAGGTTAAGAAGAACTATAAGGCATTTTTGGCCAATTGGGTTAAAAGCGATATGGAAAAATACAGAAAGGAGGTAAGGCAAAATGCAAAACCTAGAGCAATCGACGCAGAGGCAATTATTAGAGCGAGAACAATGGCTAGTAAGGACGAGCAACGAAGTATTCATTCTTGACGGGGTGGAGGCTTCCGTCCTGAAAGAAGCCACCCAAAGGGGGGATATTAGGATAGTTTGGTTTGGGGAGTTCGCTATTAACATTTCCTTTATTCAGTCAATTTACAAGTCAAAGTCAGGTAGTCTTGAGTTGGGATTAGGTAACCAGATGGAAATAACAGATGAGCAGAGAGAGAAAAATCTAGAGAAACTAAATGAACTACGGGGGAAAATCAAAGGAATAGTTACATGAGCAACGACTTCAATACAGACTTGGAGCGGGGGAAGATTGCCGAACACGAAGTCTGCGGGATTATTAAGCAGTTTCACCCACAGGCTTATGTAGTTGAAGGAGAACAGAGCGGGTACGATATCGTCGTTCCTGACGTGCCCACCATGCTAGAAGTCAAGTATGACTACTTAGCGTGCAAAACAGGTAATTACTTTGTGGAGACACGAAGCAACGGCAAGAGTTCTGGGTTGAGTGTTACTAAGGCTCACTATTGGGTATTCATGAGTGACGATGAGATTGTTTGGGTGTCCACCGAATCGTTGAGATACGCCATAGAGAGTTGGGGATTAAAGTTACTGACTTTTGACAGGATAACGCCTCCGAAACAGGGATATCTGTTGCCGAGGAATAAACTTTTGTTTTATCCCTACGCAAAGGTAGGAGAAAGGAAAACATGGAAAATATGTCCATTTTAGCGTTAAGTTTGCACCAGCAGCTTTTACAGCTAAAGAACCAAATGGGGGCTATGCTTTTTAGCATGGCGGAGATTCTAAAAAAGATACGGGACGGGGAATTATATACCTCGCTCGGGTATGACAGTTTCTTAGCATATGTCCAAAGTCCAGACGTAGGACTGAACCAGCGGACAGCCTATTACTACATAGAGATTTACGAAACCTACATAGAAAAGTTAAAGTACAAACCAGAGGAGTTGACGGAGTATTCTTACGACAAATTGCGGAAGTTAATACCCATCGTCAGTGGGGACTGTAAAGTGCGGGAAGTGATGAGCAATGCTCTCTCTCTTAGATGGAGTGATTTTGCAAAGCAGTATAAGGACGAGCAGGCTAACAATGGATTCAAGGATTATTTACCAGCCCCAGAGTTTTACAGATGTAGAGAAAACGAATGCAATTGTGGTAAATGGATTATAGTTATACCTACTTCTGAATGTTGTCCTAAGTTCTTAAAGGATTTTCATGAGCACTTTAGAGAATGAAATAAGAAAAAAGAATAGGCTATCTAAGAAATTATCTAAAATTCAAAGACTAAGTTGGATAAAGAGAAGAAAAAGGCTAGTAAAAAAACCTCAGGAACTTAAAGATTGCCAATTTTGCGGTAACTTCTTCTATAAAAATAGAAAGTACAGTATAAGACAGTGGGAGAGTAAAAGATTTTGTTCCAAAAAATGCAGTTCGTATGCACAGAGGAATTGGGAACATTTTGGTAACCATGATGGGGAAAACAATCCTCAGTGGATGGGAGGTAAATCTTTTGAACCATATGGAGTAGACTGGACTCGCTCTCTTAAGAAAAGTATCCGTGAGCGAGATAGATATACTTGTCAGATATGCTGGGAAGAACCTGCGGTAGTAATACACCACATCAATTATGATAAAAAGAACTGTAATATTAATAATCTCATAACATTGTGCAAAAGTTGCCATTCCAAAACCAACTTGAACAGGAAATATTGGACAGAAACCTTATACCAAAGCCTAAAATCAAGGCTTGACAAGGGTGAAAAAGGGGTTAAAATATGAGCATGGATTTTAAGAACCTGAATGAAACAGACATGAGCCGTCTGGGGACACAGCTGGTGTACGACGCTTTACCTTCTAACGGAGCAACTAAGATACGGGCTAGTGACATTCTTGGGCAGAATTCTCCCTACGACATTTTGTGGAACGACAACAAGTTAAGCGTGAGGGTTGCCAACTGTTCCACCAGTTCCAGGTTTCCCAAATGGAACTATACCGTATCATCTGTTAATAGACACATGGTTGATTTCTACATTTTGCTCACTTTAAGGGATGGGAAACTATATAAACTGTTTGTCCTACCTCCAGACATAAGCCCAGAAACCACAATCACCATCACCGAGAGAATGGGACACATGAGGTACTCGATGTTCATGGCGGACTTGGACAAGATACCCCAAAAGATTGAGGAAGTTAAAAGCAATCTAGAGAGTTACAGGAAACTTTATAGAGAGGCTAGGGAATGATGGAACAGACGCCTCCGAGGAACCTAGTGACATTCACGTTGGAGAATTCTCTTTCTCCTGACGAGATGGACTTTTGCTTTTATCTGTTAAATGTTGTGTATGGTTGGAAGTTTGAAAAAGTAAAAAGATTCAAGATAAACACGATAGGCTTTTGGGTTAAGCGGGCAAGGAAACGTATGACGGCCGACAACCTAATGGCTTTGCATATGTACCTAGCAAGTAAAGCCAAAAAGAGGACACTATGGCAGAGATTGAAAAACTAACTGAAGAACTAACAGACAAGAAGTTTATATGCAAGGATTGTAAGAGGACATTCGCTTTTACAATTTGGGAGCAGAAAATGTTCGGGCAAAAGGGTTGGGCGACTCCCATGAGATGCGCGATATGTAGGCAAAAGCGCAGAATATTAAAGACTGCGTTGGAGGATGGGATGTCTATAACAGATCAGGGAGTTCACGAGGCTACTTGTGCCAAGTGCGGGATTAAATATTTCTCTACCTTGGAAGTTAGGAAGAACGAAAAAGAGTATTGTCCTGAATGTTGGAAAGAGATTAAAGGATTTTAGTTTCTTATCCTGACGGGGTACTTGGGTACAGGTTCGGGCAGGGCTTGTATTCTACCCGTCAGGATTAGGGATTAAAATATGAGATTGACTAAAACGAGTCCGCTAGCAGAATATGTAAACGTCAAGACGGCAATCTATTATGATAGCCGTTGCGTGATTAGTAAGTACCCCAAAGGGTTGATATGTGTATTCAGGGATACCAGCGGGGTTGCCTCTAAAAGACAGAGGGACTGGATGTACTTCGTCTTTAACAGGCTTGCCAAAAAGGAGATGGGAAAGTACAGGATTTCCGAGAGTAAGAGCGGACACTTTCATCTAATTGCTTATGAAGTCAAAGAAAGCGAAAAAGCCAAATCAAATAAAAAAACCCAGTCACAAGAAGCTAAAAGCTGACGCGTGGCATTGGTTTAGTAAGTATATTAGGTTGCGGGATTGCTTGAAAACTACAGGAAGGAAGGATTGGGGACAATGCTTCACCTGTCCTGCTCACAAACCCCTAACCGAGTTGCATGCTGGACATTTTGTTGATGGACGTGGGAATAGCGTGTTGTTTCAGGAAGACGGCGTACACGCCCAATGCGTACAATGCAACATTTTTAAGAGCGGAAATAAAGATGTCTACACGCCGAGAATGATTGAAATGTACGGACTAGTGAGGGTTGAGGAGTTACAAGCGGAAAAGAAAGTCATTAAACGCTTTACCGATAGCGAACTGGTGGAGATAGCGGATAAGTACGAGTTAGCATATAAAAAATTATTGGAAGGAACAAATTGAAAAAATACAATATATCTAAAGAAAAAAACGATAGATTACAGTCCATATTTGCAGTATTTAAGCACTATGAGTTGGTGATGAGTATGGCGGATAAGGAGACGTCTAGATTTATTATGACTGAGATATTCCCCGAAGTGGGACTTACCCCAGAGGACTTTCAATATTGCAACATTGATATAGGGAACGGCGTTATAAATTTTGACGACGAGAAAAAGTTGGCAGAAGCAAAGGAAAAGGAAAAAAAGAAATGACAACAGATTTTTACGCGGAGTTGGCAGAATACTGTCAGAGGGACAGACAACTGGTTGAGGCTAGGTGTTTGTGTGCTTCAACCGAACTCGCATGGCTGTTTCCCAGTTACAAGGACAGGGTTTTGGAATACTACAAGGAAACCGATTTGTACATCTTTGGGTTATCCAGATACCAAACTCGTTTGCAAGAAAAGGACTTTCATAATTGGTTGGCTCAGTTTATCAGAAACTACAATATTAAGTCTGTACTGGATTACGGTGGGGGAATAGGGGAGTACACGATTGTCGCCTGTAAAGAGGGCGCGGACACCACTTATACCGATGTCTGGAACAGCAGGACTATGGTGTACGCCAACTATCGTTTTGCTAAGCACAATGTACAGCCCACCATAGAAGGCGAGGGTTACAAAATAGACAGGGATTTCGACTTGATTGTCGCTATGGACGTCTTAGAGCATTTGCCAGATCCCGAGCCAGTCATTAAGGACATGGCTAAACATTGTACCTACCTTATAAGCAATCCCGAACTGATAAAGTACACGTATATGTTTCCTGAACACATCAGCCATCCCGACTTGACGCCTTATTTTTATAATGTACAGGGTTATTTATGGAAAAGGAGAGAAAATGCCTAAAATTACGCCAGAAACTAAAATTGCTATAGGAGTGCCGAGAGGCAAGGATGGGTTCTATTGGGAGTGGATAGAGTGCCTTTTGAAAATGTTCGGGGGACATCCAGCCAAGTATGTACCTATAAGCGAGCAGCGTCCTCACGCGCAGGCGAGGAACAGCATAACGAGAAGATTCCTGGACACGGACGCGGAGTATTTGCTTTGGATTGACTCTGACACCATTTGGGACAAGGACGACATCCAGCTTTTGATGGACGTTCTAGATCACGGGGCTGACATAGTGACAGGTATTCAATTCGCCTCGGGTTCTCATAGGCTTCCCATTATAAGAAGATTGAACCTACAATACGGAGTCATGGAGCCGATAGCCAAACTACCTGACAGCGCGATACCCTTTGAGATAGACGGGTGCGGGTTCGGTTTTATCCTTATGACGCGCAAAGTGCTGGAAGCTATAAAAGAGCCTTGGTTTGATTTCAAGCACGGGTTCTCAGAGGACTTGAATTTCTGTATAGCTGCAAAGCTGGCAGGATTTAGGATTTGGGCGCACCCAGGCGTTTTGGTGGGACACATAGCCCCTAAGATTTGGACAGTCAGAGACTTTTGGGACATTCCCGAAGATATGAGAGTTGTGTTCGCTCAGAATTCCTTACAGGGTTCTCACAACTATCTACAAAAACTATATCCTAATTGGAGAAAAGACTTACAACTGGACAAGATGGCTGATCTAAGGACGATGGGAAAGAACCTAAATACCCAAGAGGGGTACTGGGACAATGTATACAAAACCGAAGTCGAGGGGAATTTCAACTGGCGAACCTATCCAGGCAAGTTTCCCTTTATAGCCAGCGAGTTACTAAAGGATTTGCCAGAGAATGCAAATGTGCTTGAGTTGGGAGCGGGACTTGGTATCCTCATGGAAGAAATAAGGAGCCAGCACCCCAAGTTTACGATTTACGGCATGGATATATCTAAATATGCGGTTGAACAAATGAAGAAGAAAGGATTCATAGCCTACGAGGGTGTTCTTCCTGACTGGTTAAAAGAGGGAGTTACCGCCTATACTCAGAGCGATTCCTACGATTGTGTTATCGCTTGTGAAACTCTAGAGCATTTAGACGACAAAGAAAGATTTGAAACCGTAAGGGAGTCTTGCCGTGTATTAAAAGAGGGGGGGCTAGCTATATTCACCGTACCAGACAATACCATGCCACCCAGCGAGATAGCGGAGCACAGGGTGATGTACGACAAGGAAACCTACAAGGCATTCTTGAACGCTGCGTTCAAAGGACAGGTTGAGGTTTACCAGAAGAAGTGCCTAGTATCAGATGTCAAACGCCCCGATGATAAGTCATGGGCGGAGGCTCCGTTTTTATTTGGTATTTGCAAGAAAGGAACAAATGGCAACAACAGATAATACACTGTATATACTCACTGAGGAAGGCATGTTCTTAGAAGATTTCATTACCTTAACTATGCAGGGATTGGAAAAGCATAACATCAAGGATGTGGGTTTCGAGGTTAAATTGAGGGGTGGACACAAGATAAGTTTTGGAATAAAAGTTAAGAAAGGCAAAAAATGAACACCACAGATGTAACTCAGGTAGAGATTAGCAAATTAAAGTACGCCGAATACAATCCCCGAGAAATCACGGACGAGGCTTTCATAAATCTACAAAATTCCATTAAGGAGTTCGGATTTGTCGAACCCGCCGTTGTAAATAAGGATAACACCATCATAGGGGGACACATGAGAGTCAGAGCTTCGGAGGCTTTGGGATGGACTAAAGTACCAGTTCTTTATGTTGATTTACCAGAGGATAAAGCTAAAATGCTTAACTTGGCTCTTAACAGAATCACGGGTAGGTGGGATACTGAGAAATTAGGCAAGCTTATTACAGATTTAACTCTAAAGAAATTAGATCTGTCTCTTACAGGTTTTGAGAAGTGGGAATTACAATATTACAATCAAGGGGAAACGCCCAACTACGGCACAGGCGAGGGAGGCTCGGGAGCAGGCGGGGAGATACCCAACGAAGCTATCATGATTATATTTTCATTTGCTGATCCTGAACAAGCGGAAGCAGTAGGGAAGTTCTTTAATGACGGCAAGTTTGTGAAGGGCAATGACGGAGCTAAATTATATGACTTCCTCAAACAAGGAAACTACATCAGCTAAAAAAGGATACTACTCATCTCCTAGGTGGAGCAACGAATTTCTTGACTGTAGTATGCCTATGACTTTTGACACATATAACTTGTGTTCATATGGGTGTCTATATTGTTTTTCCTATTTTCAGAGAATGCACTACGATGATTATGTCAACGCAAACATTAGGGGAGTAAATGTTGAGAAAGTTAAGAAGATATTTACTGAGCCTGATTCTTCACAGTTCGGGGAATACGTAAAAGCTAGAATCCCTATGCAGTGGGGCGGATTAAGCGAACCATTTGATATCAAGGAACAGGAAATGGGTATTACTCTACAACTTATGAAGTTCTTTAGAGATATTGATTACCCGATAAGTTTCAGTTCTAAAAGTGTTTGGCATCTGAAAGACAACAGATATCGAGATTTAATTGAGGGAGCTAAAAACTTTCATTTCAAGGTTTCTATTATTACTTTGGATCCTAAAAAGGCAGAAGAAATAGAATTGGGTGTTCCCAGTCCGCAAGAGAGATTTTGGGCTATAGGGGAATATGCTAAGTTGGGGGTTGCGGGGGTTAACCTAAGACTCCGTCCGTTTATTATAGGAGTGAGTAATTTAAATAACGGACACAAGCAGATGATTATGTATGCTAAATCCCTTGGAGCCTACGGCGTATCAACAGAGTTTTATTGTTTAGAATCCCGCGCCAATGACGAGTTAAGAGCCAGATATAAGGATTTATCCAAAATAGTTGGTTATGACTTATGGGAATTTTACAGACTACACAGCAGGGGAAGCGGATATCGTAGGTTAAATTATGAAATTAAACGCCCATTCGTTTTGGACATGGAAGAAACCGCGCGGGATGTAGAAATGAAGTTGTTTATTAGCGACGCTAACCATAAAGAACGATGCGCGCATGGGAGTTGTTGCGGTTTACCACAGGATAAATATTTCTCTAATTACGCTCATTGTCAGTTTACCGAGGCAATAGTGATGGCTAAACGCAATGGAGAGGTAAGATTTAGCGAAATAGCCGAGAACTTTCACGGATATTTAGATGTCGTATCCTACGGAGCAGCGCAGGGACTTAATCAAGGTAGTCTAAAGGGGCATATGTCCAACAAATTTAAATCTCTTTATGATTTTATGAGAGGTGTTTGGAATGATCCGACACGTAAAACCAGTCCAGCCATTTACTTTGACGGAATATTGCAACCAGCAGGATTAGACGAAAATAACGATGTCATTTATAAATTTAATAAGGAGAAGTATGAAGGTAATAATACCAACAAATCGTCCTGAGAAAGTCACCACAACTAAATTTTTTCAAGGAGCGGAATTGTTTGTTAATAATATGGGTATAGCCAACGCTCGTAAATCTTTAGTGGAAACTCACGCTGATTCTGACTTAACTGTTCTTATGTTAGATGATGATTTAGTAGGTATGTGGCACAGGGTAAACGGTAAATATGTCAAAGAGGTTGATTTAGAAACTATGTTTAACTATCACACAAATCTTATGAGTAGTTTCAGTACGCCGTTTTTATGTTTAGGCTCTAATGCTGTGGGGGTACATTCTAAACAAGAACCTTTACTGTTCGGAAGGGTTTACTCTGCTTATTATCTTAATTGCAGGGTGTTAATGGAAAACGGAATAAACTTTGATCCTAATATAGACTTATTTGAGGATTTTGATCTAAGCATGCAGTTATTCGACAAAGGGTTTCTACCTATTACCAGTTATGAATACGCGATGGAATTCAAACATTGGAATAAAGACGGGTGCGGAACTTACAGGACTAAAGAATATATGCAGAAGTCTACGGAGGCTTTTGTCAACAAATGGGGTAAATATAGCAAGTTTATTAAGGTAGTGGCTAACGATGGCTTTATGGAGCCAAGATTAAAGTTCAAAGAGTTACTGAGATATAAAGGGATAGCAATATAATGGCTAACTTGAAATACAGTCCAGAGTTAAGAAACGAGTTCTGCGGGTATATAGAAGCGGGAGCAACCAACAGGGATGCAGCAACTATGTGCGGGATAAGTGAATCTGTACTTTATATGTGGCTTTCCGATGACGAAGCCAACCCATTATCTGTGGAGGAGCGTCTGGAGTTTCTGGAGTCTATGGGTAGGGCTAGAGCCAAAAGAAACACAGCTTTAGCTAATAGGATTATAAACGCCTCAACAGATGAGTACCTAAAAGACACTAACGGGGATTTCGTATTAGATATTCATGGCAAGAAGATTTTAGTCGGTAGAGGGGATTGGCGTTCGGCAGCATGGTATCTTGAGAGGACTTTACCTGAAGAATATGTAGTAAAAGAGAAGTTTGAGCATTCGGGAGCAATAGATAGTAAGCTAACCGTAAATGCCCCAAAGGAGCTGATAGATGCCTACAACAGAGCCATTGAGGAAATTGCAACCCAGCGAAACCGTAGTAAGAGAAGCGCAAAGAGCAAACTTACTGACGTGGACGCTGGCAAACTGCAAGACGCCTAAAGGAGAACCGCTAGACTTCTCTACTCATAGGTTCTTGGTAGATATCTACAAGGACGAGAGTAAAAACATTGTCGTGCAAAAGGCAGCACAGACAGGGCTTACTACTTACGGGATAAATAAAGCCCTTTGGTTTGCAGATACTAACCCCATTTCGATTATTTATACTTTCCCTACAGCTGGAGATGTCAACGAGTTCTCAAAGTCTAGGGTAAACCCAGTCATACAGGACAGCCCATATCTTATGAGCAGGATTGTTAATGTGGACTCTGTGGAACTAAAGCAATTAGGAAACTCTTTCATTTACTTTAGAGGAACATGGGGAGAGCGACAAGCTATATCTATTGACGCGGATATGCTCATTCACGATGAAACCGACAGGAGCAAGCCACAAATCATATCTATCTATCAAGAAAGGCTATCCCATTCAAAACATAAATACACGATTCACCTATCTAACCCATCGATACCAGACTACGGAGTAAATGCTCTTTATATGCGCTCTGATATGAAGCAATGGTTTGTTACTTGTATGGAATGCGGGAAGGAGCAGGTATTGAAGTTTCCTGATTCTATTCACATGGGTAGGGCGGGATTCGGGGAGATATATTATCAATGCGTTTACTGTAATGCTCCGCTTACCGATGACGACAGGATAGATGGCAGGTGGAAGCCCACGAACGAGGGGAGCAAAATATCTGGTTATCATGTTTCTCAACTTATGGTGCCATGGATCAGCGCGGAGGATATATTCCTAAAGTTTGAAAATGAGAGATGGAAACAGACATTCTGGAACTTTGTACTAGGAGAGCCGTACGCAGGAGAAAACCTACCCATTAAAAGAACAGATATGCTTGAGTGTATTCAGGCGGGTTGGGATATGCGGGGCGTGGGGCAAGGTACTTATATGGGAGTAGATCAGGGCGACAATCTTCATGTGTCAGTCTGGCGCAAGGACGGCAAGCTAAAAAAGTTGTTTTGGATAGGGATACTGAAAGACTTTGAGGAACTTCCAGATCTCATGGTTAGATTCGGAGTCATAAGTTGCGTTATAGATGCCATGCCTAACAAGCATTCAGCTAGGAGATTCCAGCTTATGTTCCCAGGTAAGGTTTGGCTTTGTTATTACAACGATACACAAAAAGAGCACATAGTCTGGAAAGAGGACAAAGAGAAAAAGGAATATCACGTAGTAGTTCATAGAACTGAGACTCTTGACGTGCTGGCAGACGAGTATAAAATCAAGAATATTGTGTTGCCCAAGCTCACTAACGATGTGGAGGAGTTTATCAGGCATCATTGCGCGTTGGCTAAGGAGAAAGTAGAGAAGCCAGACGGAAGTTACGCGTTCAATTACATAGCAACTGGCGCGGATCACTATGCACATTCTGCGAATTATGGTATGATTGCAGTTAGCAGAGCTGTGGCTGGCTCTTTGGCTGATGTAGTTAATAAACCAACAAAGGATAATAAACCCATAACTGGGGGTTTATTAGACGTTAGGTTCTAACATATGCCAAATGAGTCAATACTAAAAAGGATAACGAATAGATTTGCAACACCCAAACGAGTGCCACAAAGTACAGAACTCGGAGGCACAGGGACTACCATTTTTTCAGGACAGATAGACACGGGAGAATATGTAGCCGACTTAATCGGGGACAAACTCATCGATACAGTCAACCAGATGAGATGGAGTGATGCTTCCGTTCACATGGCTTTGCAGGTTGTTAATCTACCCCTTTTATCCGCAGAGTGGGATATCACCGCTGCATCAGAGGAATCCGCAGACGATGAAGTAGCCGAGTTCGTAAAGCACAACCTATTTGAAATACTCCCTTGGAACGATAATTTAAGACAAGCCCTTCTGATGTTAGCTTATGGACACTTCGCCTTTGAATTGGTTTATGGATTCGAGGACAATAAGATCGTCTGCACAAAATGGGCACCCAGATTGCCCAAGACTATCGTTTCTTGGAACACGGAAAAGGGAGAGTTGAAGTCCATCACCCAGAGATTCTATCAGGATAACCTATACAAAAATGTCGAGATACCTATAGAGAAATTAATGGTACTGGTACATCAGAAAGAGGGCGACAACTGGAAAGGGACTTCTATTTTAAGACAAGCATACAAACATTGGTTTTTTAGAGATAAATATTACAAGATAGACGCTATTGCAACCGAAAGGCACGGAGTGGGAATTCCAGTCATTACTTTACCAGAGGGTTACACCGCGCAAGACAAAACAGAAGCCGAGGAATTGGGCAAGAATCTACGGAGCAATGAACAGGCTTATGTTATTCGCCCGTCCGACAAGTGGATGATTGAGATGTTAGATATGAAAGCGTCCACAATCAAGGATCCAAAGGAAATGCTAGATCATCACACTAGGGAGATATTAAAATCTGTGCTGGCTCAATTTGTAGAGTTGGGAAGCACAAGTACAGGGAGCTACGCACTAAGCACCGATCAGTCCAGTTTCTTTTTGAACGCCATAGACTCAATAGCCAAGAACATAGAGGACACGATTTACCACCAGTTTATAGTACCTCTAGTAGACTTGAATTTTACAGTAACCGACTACCCCAAGCTGACTCATGGGGACTTGGGTTCTACGCAGGTTGATATACTAGCCAACGCCGTTCAGACTCTTACCCTTGCGGGAGCATTGACACCAGACTTGGAGATGGAAGACTACCTACGGACTGTACTTAAGCTGCCAGAAATGAGCGATGAGCAAAGGGAGATGAAAGAAAAGGAAAACGAAGCACAGCACGAACGTACAATAAACCCACCGCCTAATCCGTTTTATCAGAATGGTGACAGCGAGCAGCCTAGCGGGAATCCTGAAAACCCACAGGATGCAGGAGCTATTGACGAGGATTTAAAAAAGAAAAAAGAAGAACAACCAGCCAAGATGCACGAGGGGAAGTGGCACAGGGATTTAACCAAAGCAGAGAGTAGAGTCAGATTCGAGGAAATTGACTCTTATATGCGTACAGAGGAAGCCAAACTCTACAAGGAGCTGAGTAAGATTCTTCTGAAAGAGCGCGCTTATCTGTTGCCCATATTTGAAAAGGCTGTTAGAGATCAGGACATCGCCAGCTTGCAGAGAATAGCGGGCAGGTTTAGCGGGGAATACGAGAGGGTGTTCAGAAACGGAATAAAAAAGATATTCGAGTTCGGGAAAAACAAAGCATCTTTTGAACTGAAGAAAACCGTACCCTACACCACACCAGAGATAGAAACCAAGCTATACGACAAGGCGCACTTCTACGCACAGAAAGGATATCAGGATTTACTAAGTTCTTTGACAGCCCCAGCGGTGCTAGCTATGACTAACCAGGCAGTTACTGAGCGCGAAGCAGTTGCGAAATTGCACGATGCGTTCAAATCTTTTGTAAACAAAAATGCATACACAGCTTCCAACCTTGTCATATCGGAGAATATCAACGAGGGCAGAAAGTATGTTTTCAATAAATACGCGGAGGATATTTACGCGTATCAGTGGAGTTCGATTCTAGATGGAGGGACTTGTAACTATTGTCGAAGCATGGATGGCAAGACAATCTCAGCAGTAGATAGGAGTTTTTCAGCCTATCAGCCGGGGCGGGTTCACTTTCTCTGCAGGTGCATCTGGGTAGCAGTCCTAAAGGATGACTATCCGTTACCAGCGTACACGGGCATTCCTGACTCCCTAAAACCGCAGACTGAGGTACCGCCTTGGGACTTCGAAGATGCTTCCGCTCCGCTACCTGGAAGCAGTTCTCTTAATATTGACGAAAGGCTTTACGCGCCTGCGGGGGCTGGTACTCCCGTGAGCTACGGGCAGGATGTATTTAGCGAGAAGCACGCCGAGGGAGATGTGCAATGGATTATCCGTGGCGGACAGCACATACCTCTTGTGGACGGGGAAGATATATCTGCATTAAAAGAACATTTGAGCATGCTCAAGGACAAGTTCTCCAAGACGAGGATGCCATCGCAGAATTGGAGAAACTAAAGAAATGAGCCTAATTCACTTGAATAAAAACAAAGTTAACTACAAAACCGAAAGGGAGATAAAGGAGATTTTGAAGCACATGGAGGAAAGTATGGATAAGCTGGACGCTAAATACGAAGATGAGCAAAGGGAGCGTAAACTGCTTAAGGACACTTGCCACACCCTCTACGAGAGGTGCGTAAATTTACTAAAGTTTGTGGAGGAACATGAGGGACAAAAATATGTCCGATGACATTCGCTCAATAATGACTGGCATTAGATCGGATTTATCGAATCTAATGAAATCCTTTGACGAGTTCAAAAAGGATCAGAGAGAGATAGTGGACAAGTTGGATGTCAGACTAGGGGCAATGGAAGTGGCGCAAGCCCGATCTAACGAGAGAATATCTAATATGGCTATATTTCAGGGGGCGTTCTCTGTGATTATCGGGGCGGTAGCAACTTATTTGGGAGTGCAGAAGCAATGAATCTGCAACTTATAGACACTATGTTGGATTATTTTAGAATAATAGCTTACGCTGTTGTGGTTTTAACTTCTCTGCGAGGGATAGCTAAAAGGAAGTTCACTAATTGGCTTTTTGTGGGAGACGTGTTCTTGGCTTTGATCTTAATATTCACAGTAGTATTTTTGCATCTATTTGAAGTAGTGCCAGCGTCAACCCTCACAGATGATATTTTGTTAACCATTGGTGCTGCTGCCTGGGCTTTAATACATTTTATTGCCATGCTAAAAGAGAACGGCAATGGTAGAAAGGAGAACTATGCCAGCTGACTTCACAAAATGCGTAGATGAGGGCGGGGAAGTGCGCACCATTAATGTAGAAGGCAATCCCAACCAGTATATGCGTATATGCTACAAAGACGGAAAGTCGTATAATGGAGAGGTTATGACGAAGAAGGATGCAAGCGAACAGAGAATAGCCAAGCTATTTTCCCGCATTGAGATGGGAAAAGTGTTCGCCGACAAGAAACCCGTGTCCGAGATAGAAGTCTTAACCGAGGGCTATTGGGAGCACCCAGAGTACGGAGAAATAGAAATAACCCCAGAAGACATAGACAAGTTTGTCCAGAACTTCAATGACAAGACAAGAAAAATAGATATTGCTGTGGATCAAGAACACAAGCCAGAGTTGGGAGCAGCGGGCTGGTTCAAGGAGTTGAAAAAAGTTGTGGAGAATGGGGTAACCAAACTAAAAGCCAAAGTGGAATGGACAGCCATGGGTATGGACTTGGTGAGTAAAGGCATATATAGGTATTTCTCCCCAGAGTTCGACTTCGAGTACGAGGACTACGAGACGCACGACAAGTTCGCCAATGTCTTGTTGGGTGGGGCTTTAACCAATCGCCCCTATTTTAAATCGTTAGCACCAGTCCAATTAAGCGAGAATATGTTTATCAAATTAAAAGACAAAGGAGGTGAAAATATTATGAACGAAGAGGAAAAGAAAGCCGAGGAACTTGAAACTAAACCCGAAGTCAAGTCAGAAGAGCAACCCAAAGTTGAGGAAGTCAAAGAGGAAGTGAAGTCTGAGGAGAAATCGGGGGATGTTGAAAATGGGGAAGAAAAAAAGGAAGAGGAAGTCAAAGAGGAAAAAAAGGAAGAGCCTAAAGAGTTCGCAGAGGGCGACGTCTGCACATTAGATGACGGAACAGAGGGCGTCATGGTGGGCGGAAAGTGCGTAGCTAAAGGAATGAGCGAGCATAAAATGACTGAGCCTACTCCCAGTGCCAAAGAGTTCAATGACTTGAAAGCTAAACTTGGAGTGATGGAAGCAAAACTTAAGTTTACCGAAGTCAAAGAAAGAATCAGCGGATACACATTTTCTGAAAGCAATCCAAACGGAAAGCTGCTTCCTAAGAGTACGGAAGTTGCTCATAAACTTTTGATGAGCTTATCAGAAAGACAGTCGGTGTTGTTCAAGGACTTCATGGAATCCCTACCGAAAGTATCTAAAGTTCTGTTTTCAGAACTTGGGGGAGACGATGGTAAATCGTTAAAGGCTTCTGAGGAACTTACCCAAAGAGCCGAGGCTCTTGCAAAAGAGAAAGGCATTAAGTTTGGGGAAGCTCTGAAAAAGGTGTCTGCGGACAATCCAGAACTCGCAAAGAAACTCGACGAAGAGGAATAAGCGAGACGTATAAAAGTTTGTTTATTTGAGGAGGTGTAGAAAAATGAGTCAATCTAAAATAGACGGACAGATCACGCTACGAGCAGATTCTGATTGCAGAACTACTGGGCAGTATTATATCGTCAAAGTTGGTGACGCCAACGGAGATTTTGCCCTTTGCGGAGCGGGAGCAGCGGGTACACATCCTATCGGTGTGTTACAGAATAAACCCAATTCTGGAGAATTCGGTACCATCGCTACCAGAGGAACTTCAAAGGTAGTAATGGCGGAAAACTGCAGTAGGGGGGATATTATTGTCGGTGCTGATGGGGGTGATGGAAGAGGCGAAGTCGCAGACGCCGACAAAGAAATCGGCGTGGGTATCGCACTTGAGGCCAACGCAGCAGGTGCTGGCGCATTAGTAGAAGTACTATTGATGCCTGGTATCTCACATCACCAATAAGTTTGATAATTTTATTTGAAAGGAAAGAGGTGAAAAAATTATGAATCCAGTAAGCAGAGCAGTTCACGTAGATGCGGTTTTGAGTAATGTGTCAGTAAAGTACTCAAACGGACAAGCTATTGCGGATCAAGTGTTTCCTAGGGTTAAAGTGGCTAAAGACAGCGATGTCTACTTCACTTATACCAGAAACTTCAAGACTCCTACTACTTACAGAGCCATTGGCTCGGAGTCCAACGCTATTGATTGGAACGTAAGTACGGCTACATATTTCTGTGAGGAGTACGCTCTTCACGATGATGTGTATGATAGGTTGAGAAAGAATGCAGATCA